TGGATTGCCCGAGTACTGAAAGTTACTAAAGTAACATGCACAATGTTAGAGGAATAACGGTTAGAGTACCGTTTTTTGTTTCGGAGAAAACAAAGGAGGCAGTCTTTAACAAGCTGCCAGGTGTGGAATTTCAGTATTCGTTAAACACGACAGTGACAGAGCACGATCATCCCGATTTGTGGATGCAACGTAAAGTTGCACACGCGATGCTCGTGAAGTTTTTCGGAGAGAAGGAGTACAAGGGTATTCTAGATGTAGGCACGAGTTTGCTTGCAGCTGAATTTATTCGTTTGAATAAATTCGTTATAGGCTGTGAGTGTTCAACTAATGGTTACATGACAGTGAAAGATGGGATTGAGGAACTAAAGAGTCGGAAGATCAACAATTTTTTGTTGTGCACTTGTAAGGCGCAAGATTGCACACATTGTGGGATGGTTATCACACAGAATATGATTGATTTCAACCGTTCAAATTGGCTAGCTAGGCTAGAGCGTTACCTGCAGGGGCATGGTGACGTAGTTCCTGTGGAGGCGGTTTTGCCTAAAACCACCGCTCCGGATGTAGCCTTATGGATGCATTCAGTTTACCACAACACCCCAATGGACATTGCTAGGACACTCTTGCGTACGGTCAAGAAGGTCGGTTATGCGGTTTATCATGTTTTCCCGAACATGAAAGGGCGTATAGGCGAGGCAACATATCGAGTTTTGAACGGGCAGGTCCAGATGAGTGTTAATGGTAACACCCACTGGTATCAGCATGATAACGTTGATTGGATAACTGGAAAGACGAGCAAGAAAATTGTTATTGAGACGGCTTTTAACACGCAGACCTACTATTTAGTTTGGTCAGCTGAAAAGTTGTATCGTGACACACATTTTTGCAAGTTTCGCTTGGTGCGATTGGCACCTAGTGATTTTGGCATGAACACCCCGACGGGGGCTTGTGCCTACTTTCAAGATGATCTAACTGACGAAATGCATGCAACGGTTAAGAGCCCTTACAAGACATTAGGCGTTTACGATGGTAAACGTTTAAGTATTAAGGTAGACGTAAAGAATCTACCGATCAGAATGGGAAGAAGTAACAACTACAGCTATACCTTTAGCTATCCTACGGATGTTGTTGGTAAGTTACAGGCGTATTTAGGGATTTCTTATGAGCATGGCGACAAAGTCAACAAGGCGCTCAACAGTAAAGCTGTTGGGCTCCTGAAAGCTGCACATAAGAAAGGTGAATTCGACATAATGAGTTTACCTGAATCTCTAGCCGTACTCAACACTTATTTGTTAAGGCGTGCAACACAAACTGTTCCGCTTTTGCAATTAAACAACACTTATAGGGCTGTAAGGAACCGCAATTTGTATAACGAAGCGAGGAAATTAATCAAGAACAAGTCTCTTTTGAGCACCTTATTCACAAGGTTCATGGTGTCGGTATTTTGGTGTCTTTATGATGTCATTATCTATGCGCTGCACCACCCCTACTTGATTATTTCTTTTCTTTTTGTTTTATACATTGGTTATGCAAATTGTGAAGGGGTTGACACAGTTGGTAATGGTTCAGTCCATTGCCCGTACAACCCATGGCAATATAGTAAGGACTATTGCGATTTTGCTGATGCGAGTGGATTTCAAGACCTAAATCCGCTCATACCTTGGAAATGGAATGTTTTGCGAGACCTTTGTCTTCAAAAATGCCATGCCGAGGAATTTGGTGAATTAGTAGATTGGACATACGTGTCTGACTACTTTGCAAATAGTAGTAGTTACAATCGGCGCATGAGCTTATTTATGATATTTGAAAGTTTCACTCTCTTCATACTCTTGGGTTTTGCTATCGAAAGATACTGGAAACGGAGGCATGAACGACGTGTGAAATATAGACAACGCATAAGTGATTGGGCGGTTGACTCAGAATTATGGGACAACTTCGAAGGCTGGGATTTTGCTGATCCTGGTAACAATTTTGATTTTATCGAATATGAGGCTTCAACAGCCGAACAGAATGAACGTAGACTTCTGTGGACACCTGAAGAATGGGTAGATAACATTGAGTGGCACCTGGATACCTGGGAGCCGCCCGCTGAACCTCTGCCTACTTTTGAAGAGTCCATGGAGGCGTTCTTGGCGGAGTACACGGGTCCAGCAGCTTTAGCAGCTAATGCATTAGTATTTAGTCTGCCCTCGTCTGCACTAGGTTTTGACGGCCTAGTCCCTGTATCTTCGTGGAGAATCGGTTTAATTGTTGGTGTAGCGTGGCTGCTCATACTAATAATTAAATTACTTTGGAAAGCGACCAAGGCACCTGAATTCGACGACTGGGAATTCGTGTCTGATGAAGTTGAGAGTGGAAATACAATCCCAAACGTGGGATCCTACCGGATGCCGGTGGGTGCTCACCTCATGAAGAGGGAAAGTGAGTATGAATATAAGAAGGAAGTACGACAGGGAGCGAAAGTGGTGCGAAAGAGGTGTGTGGAGGTTGAAGATGTCAAACCTGCGAAAGGTGTGGAAGCGAGAGGTGTCATATTTGATGCTGCTTTCCCAAAAACTTTCCTGCCTAGTCAACACAACGTTGACGTGGCAACATACACGCGAGTAACAAAAAATGTACCCAAACCAATTGACGGTACATGGACCAAACTTTCGGAGAAATATGCTGATGAGTTCAAAGAGTTTGTGATAGACCGGTTCTTGTTTAAAGGCCGAAAAGTCACAGCCGATGAGCTCCTCGTGGAGTATGTTGATCGATACCCCCTAGCCAAGCGAGTACGTATCCTTCACGCGAATCAACGAATCATTCGAGGTGATTGGGAGATGAGGGACACCGTGTATGAGTGTTTCATGAAGTGGGAAAAAGAGATGAAGCTTGGGATAGGCTGGCAGGAAACTGTTAGACCCAGGGTAATCTCTGCCGTATCAGATGCTTTTAAAGCAATCGGTGGACCCTTCTTGATGCTTTATACATATGAGATGAAGAGGAACTGGCATTGGAAACACCATATATTCTATGCCTCAGGAGTTACGAACGACGAAATGACAGGTTGGGCCAGACACCATCATGAAAGGCTCGGCGCGGTAGTATTTTTATACTCCGATTTTTCAAAATACGACATGACACAAGGTGCAGACTGTATTGCAAGTGAAAATGATTGGTATAGGAAACTCGGATTTGGAATTGATGACAATGAAGAGGAGTACTTATACCGCAAGCTGAACTCAACCCTGTTATTTGGGGCATTAATAATTTATATTGATGGCCTCAGGAAAAGTGGTGACAATGATACCAGTTCTGGGAATACCAGAAACACTGTGTTAATCATTTTTGCTATTTTGACGCGATTGTTTGGTGAGGATTTTGTGAAAGATGGGGATTATGCAATAGGTGCATTAGGTGACGACAACATCACCATGATTCCCGTGAACTATGTGCAAAACCTCACAGTTGATGAACTCAAGAGAGCTGCAGAGGAAGTTGCCACCGAGTTGGGAGTCAAGATAAAAATATCGATGACAGAAGAACCAACTGAGGCGGAATTTCTATCGAAGAGATTATATGAGTCGGCGGAGGGATTATATTTCGGTTGCAAACCTGGCAGAATTATGGCCAAGTTGGGTTGGTTTTTGGCGAAAGACCACAAGGATCCATTGGGGTGTTTCTACGGAGCATTGTACTCAATGGGACCTATTATGCGGAATGTGCCATTTGCGCGTGTCTATTATGATGTGTGCACACAATGGTTAACAAACCAAGGCGTAAGCCCTGTCCTATCGGATTACTATAGGATTGATCGGAATAAGTCGACGATGGGTGAAGTAGATGATGAAACATGGGCTGGTTTCACCGATGTCTACGGTTTCAATGTTGACGACGAGGCTGAATTTAGGTCAAAACTGACCAAGCATGTGAACAAATTCGGGATGCCTAGTTGTTGCAGTGACGAAATGGTTACGTCTCTTTTTGAGCGTGACCGTGCTTCATTTTAGTGGTTCAGCCCGGATAGAACGGTGAAATGGCGAAGAAAAGGAATGGAAAGAATAGAAGACAGAATAAGAAAAGGAATGGAAAGGTTAAGGTCACGTTACCTGCTACTCAAGGTTACCGTGTATCTAATATCAACCCACTTCAAAGATTACGTCTCAAAAATAGAGAATTTATTATGGAGCTAACCGCTCCAGTTGGTGGAACAGGCGACATGACGATAATCGAGTTGAACCCTGGAATGTCAGAAGCATTTCCTTGGTTATCTCGTATTGCTAATGCTTTTGAGTCTTACACACTCAATCGACTTAGTTTCGAATATGTTCCTGCTGTTGGAACGAGCACGGATGGCTCGATCTTCTTTGCTGTGGATTATGACCCCACAGACGATGATTCAAAACTGTCAATTACTAAATTGGCCCAGTTTGCAGGATCATTGAAGGCGCCTTTGTGGAGCACTAAACTGCAACTCAATTGCCCAAAAAGAGATCTGGCCAGACGAAAGTCGTACTTCACAAGAGGTGCAGGCTTAGAACAATCGAAGAGAGGACTCTTCGATGTCGGACAACTGATCATGTATTTGAACTCAAGTTTAACTGCAGGTCAGTATTTCGGTGACTTGTACGTCAACTATGATATTGAGCTGCAAACTCCTCAGAGTGAGCCGCTTGATACCGTTGATGTGCTTATCATTGAGTCGACCCCGCTTGATCCAACACAACCATTTGCGGAAGATGAGTTTGTCATCCAACAAGATGTTGGAGGTGACATTATTCGTTATTCCGACAACCAACTGGAGTTTTTGAAACCTGGCGGACATTACACAATGTCCATGTCAGGTGATAATGCAACTTCCGTTACCGACATTGCCGATTTGTCAGTATCGGGAGGAATTGGAGCTACTGTGACGAAGATCAGTGAAGTTGTTGACCTGGTAGGTGAGGCGAATTGGGCCGCCTACTGGGACATTCTAGTTGATACGGTGATTCCTGCAACCAAGACTATAATTGGTTGGGCCGGCCTCACGGCTGCTGCCGGCGGTGTTTATGCAATTAACATCGCCCAGATCAATGATAACGCCGCACTCCTGCCCGCTTAATCTAATTCAAATTCTTCCCCACGATTTCTAAGCTATATTTGCTGAATATCCGGTCCTGGAGACTTGAAATAAAACTGTTAGTAAATGCAGTGGATGGCATATACATCCATAATTTGTAACCATAGGGTCTCACGGTTACATCTTAATGAGATTCAG